CAAGTTTCACCGTCGGTCGAGTATTCGTATATTACGAAAAATCGACAAGCGGCGTCCCCGTTTGGGTTCAACGTAAGCTTCGATAGTCTAAGTGGCTATCAGGCATCCATTTTAGCGGCTTTGGGTATGACTAGATTACCCCGGTAGCCTTACCGGAATTTCTTGTTGTATTCCCCGTTAATCTTATCATTTTTTTTAAACCCTATAAAAGGGAGTGTTTTCACATGAGCTTATCCACACCGCAATCAGTAACACTTGATAGTGTTGCTACTGATCTTCATCGTATTAAAGATGATGGTCTTAAGTCCGAATACCGTTCTAATGATGAGACAGTTGTAATGACTGTTTCTCATCAGGAGAACAAAACCCGGACAAGGCGGATGGCTCGGTTGGACGTGACTAAGGTAGCAACTGATCCGCTGTCAGCTGACAGCGTTGAGAAGTCTGCCTCGGTCTATCTGGTTATCGACGAACCGTTATTTGGATTCACCGATGCCGATTTAACCGATCAATGTGCCGCTTTGACGACCTGGGTTACTGCTCAAATTGCAGCGATCCTAACAAGTCGTCACTAGGCTCTATTGGTAAGTTTGCTCATCCTATTAGGATAGCGTTGTGGTATAAACCACTAAGCTCATGTCATGTAATCTCAACCAATTAAATGGAGGATTTAAAAGACATGGAACAAACCTTTAGTATGATCCAATCTATCTTAACCGATTGCAGTCACAAATGTTCAACCGATGTGCGAAAAGACGTTGCAAAATTGAAGCACCGTCTCGATCACGAGGGATTGTCATTTCTAACAATCTCACTACCTCGATATCTTCAAGACTTTACACAAGCTCTTGAGAATAGGAAGATAGATCCATCGCTCTTCTTAGGTTGGAAGAAGCGATTGTGTCTCCCTGCTTTTTTGCAGGGTTTCACGAAACTCGTTTTCGATGCACGAACTGGAGATTTACTTGAAGAGCCAAAAATTTCGGCCATCCAAGCTGTTAGACAGATATGCTCAGTCTTTAAGAAAATTAAGATCGAGTGTACGCCCGAGAGGACGCTTGCTGCAATGCAGCAATTCTGTAAAACAGACGATGAGATACGAGATATTCCTGACAGCATTGAAAGCAGTTATTACACTACTTTCGATTCCGTCTCTCGCATCGTGGTTAGCTCAGTGTTTCCGGAGACAATAGAATATGATTGTCTTATTCCAAAACACGGTCCTGGGTCAACTTCACAAGGTTTAGTCGGTAATAAGAAATACCGAGCCGAACTATGTGAATGGCATGTTCGCCTTGAAAGATACTTTTCCTGCGGAGGTACTTTTTTTAACTCCTAGGAATCGTATAATCTTTCTAAGACGGATGTGCCTCATCTTCTAGAGTGTGAAGAGCGTCCGGTACGAGTTGTTACTGTACCCAAAACTCAAGTAGCGCCTAGAGTCATCGCACTAGAACCAATTGTTATGCAGATGTGGCAACAACCAGTGAAAACCTTAATGGTTAAAGCACTGGAGAGCTCGAAACTGACTAAAGGTCATTTGAATTTTACTGACCAAAGTATTAATCAGAATCTTGCATTACTGTCCTCAAAGGATGGTAAGTTAGCTACACTGGATCTTTCTGAGGCGTCCGATAGGGTCCATAAGGATCCTGTATATCGAATGCTTAACGTTAATCCAAGTCTTCGTGATCTTGTTTTTATTACAAGATCCAAAAGGGCTGCAGTTTCTAAAAGTGAGTTTGTTGATTTAAATAAATTTGCTTCAATGGGTTCTGCTTTGTGTTTTCCCATAGAGTCTCTGTACTTTTATATACTATGTATATGTGCAAGACTCGAACACAAACATCTCCAACCGTCTATAGAAACCATTTATAAGGTAACTAGAGACATCTACGTTTACGGGGACGATATTATCGTTCCTTCAAATGAGGTTGATTCCATAATAACTTGGCTCCATATTTTTGGAAACAAGGTGGGACTTGCTAAATCTTTCTGGGATGGAAGATTCAGAGAATCCTGTGGTTGTGATGCGTATGATGGAGTTGATATAACTCCCATATACATTCGGCAACCATTACATGGAAAATGGAAATCCAATCACATAGCTTCTTTTGTGGCCACTGCGAACCTCTTTTGGAAAAAAGGGCTATGCAGTTCAGCGAATCTACTGAGACAAATGGTAGAACGCGAAGTAGGGCGGTTGCCCTACAGGTCAGAGCATAGTGAAGGATTAGGGTGGACTTTTTGTGACGAGCAAGTAAAAACTCGTTACAACAAAGGACTACAGCGTTTAGAAGTTCGAACGTTGGTTCCAAAGGCGTCAAAGAAATCTGATGCACTTAGGAATTACTCTGCCCTTTCTAAATGTCTTTTGAAACTTGAACACCGACTTGAGTCCGTTGGGCGGAAGGGAGAAGACTCCCCTATACCTGATTGGACCTCGGAAAGATCATCTTTTGATGATGCTATGTTCGACGACAAAGAACACTTGGAAACTGTACCAAGGTTTGGCGCCTTGACATTAAAACGTCAATGGGTTTCGGTCTAACCAATAGGCTGTTTCA